GATGTAGATCACCCAAAGTGGTTCACGTGGCTGGTGGGTAACAAAAAAGTTTCCACGCCAAGATGCACTCCTTTCCATTCGTGGGAGGAGAGTCTCGGACGGCCAAGAGACTGCACGGGTGAGCCGTGCGCCTAAAGCGCACGGTATCTTGGGATGAACAGTCCCCCTTTCAGTGGGGGTATCCCGTTATAACTGAAAAGACAGAAGAAGACGAATATGAACAAAGCACAATTTCTTGCTAAGCCAAGGATTCGCAACCTGCCTCGCGCAGAGCAAGACCGCCGCTGGCGTCAACATGACGACAGTGAGCGCGGTCTTCGCAGAACCGCATCAGGCCTGACCACAAGTGGTCGGGCCCAAACTGCCAGGAGTGGCAGGGCTCGCCCAAGGGCAGCCCTTGCCAGCTCTAACCCAGCCGAGCGCGAATGCGCTCGCCATTATGGAGAGACCCTCCTGAATCCATTCGATTCACCTGCAGGCGCTTGCGTGCCTGTACTCCCGTGCCTTGATACGGCGAAGCGTAAAATCTTCTGCCGCGGTACGGGGTACGTGCAGTCGAATGGCTTCGGTGGACTCACCTGCTACACATCGCTAGCGGGTGACACTCCTGCTGCCATCTACACAACTGGCACAGGAACCTCCAATACCATGACATGGGATGCTGCTCACATGAACAAAATCTCACCGAACTCGGAACTTACTGCCGCTGACTTCTCAGCGCAGCAAGTCCAGGCCCGAATCGTTGGCCTGGGCATCCGTCTCCGCTATACCGGCAAACAAGTCGATATGAACGGAAGCGTATATGCTCTCGAGGAACCGAATCATGGTAAGACTGATACGATGAACGTTGAAGACCTCCGTGCGTTTGATCGCGTGAAGACCCAGCCATTCACAAGAGAATGGGTGGTGGCTGCTTGGCAGCCAGTTCTCCCTCTGGAGACCGCCTTCTCCAACAACGCGTACGCATCACCGTTCCCGACACCGACCAATCCCTTAATAATATTGGTCTCGTGTCAGGGCTCCGGTACAGCGGGCAATCCCTCCCTCCCTTTCGAGTGGGAGTACTTTGCTCACTATGAAGCTATAGGTATTCAGGCTCGTGGCAAGTCCGAATCACACATTGCGCCAGTTCAGGCACAGCGTGTGATGGCTGCCATGCAGAAGGCTCCAACGGGAGTTTTCGATGCCGCCAGCAATCATCACGTATCAGCCGTCGCGCTCTCAAACAGAGTAGTCGACGAAGGCTCGGACACATGGTCCAGCTGGGGGAGCAATCTTGTTCAGGGAGCCGTCGGCTTTGGTACTCGCGTTGTCGCCGCAAGGGCGGCACAGCAGTACATGGCCGGCGGACTCGCGGCAATGGCTCTGTGAGACTGTTGGTCTCATCAATGGCTGCTCGGCCGCGCTGCACTCACGAATGTGTGAGCGAAGCGCCGGAATCAGCTGGCGTCCTATTACCAAGGTTAAGGGACGCGCGGCCGAC